AGATAAAATTTGTCGGTGTATTCGCTGGATTTGGCTTTAAAATGCAGTCATTTAAAATTTGTTTATTTTTCTCACTGCCTCTATTTAAAGCCTTCACATTTGCATCCCCATACCAATTTAGCAACTCTTTCTCCCATACGGGCTCAATAATACTTTGAGGACAAATAATCAAAACAGGAAATGCATGCCTGCTTAAAATCAGCTCAACTTGTGTTAAAGTTTTCCCTGATCCAGGCTCGCTAAGATCAGCAAAGTATAAATTCTGATATGCTTTTTCTACTGATTTTTTTTGATGGTCATATAAAAAATCAACGATGAAAGGTTCTAAAGAGCTGTTATCTGCTTTTAAATTAACAATCTCAGGTTCTGGGATTTTTAAATCAGGAAAGTAAATATTTAGATTCTCTACTGCATCTAAATTGTGGTCGATTACCCATGCTTTTTTGGGCTTATTATATCTGCAGCCGATCATCTTTAAAATATCTTTTTCATCATAAGAGTTGTGTAAAAAAATATTCTGATTTATAATTTCATAGGTCATTTCAAATCCCCTTCTTTTTGAATTCCTTTGAGAATTTCTTCTGCTACTTCCTTTGTGCCAATAGGGATAGAAATTGCAACTATATAACCACCAGAATCTCCTTCCAAGAGTGCAGTCCTTGCTAAAAGTCCTTTAATCGTTATTGAATTATCTTGATCCCTGAAGAGATTTGATGTGTTTTTTACTGTGCCTAATACCATGATTTCTCCTTTTATAGTTTGTGATTTTTTATAGCCAATTTTTTGGATTTTTGAAATCCTTGTTTTCAATATTTGGTCTGGTCTTGAGAATTTTAAGATGTCTTTTTTTAAATCTGTTTTGCGAGGAAGCTTTGTGGTGGAAAATAGCTGCAAGAAGAATCAGCAGCAAAATTATGATGGTCGGTATGATTAGTTTCATGATTTCTCTTCCTCTTATTTATGATATGAATATACTATATTTCCATCTTAATAAAAAATAAAAAATAAAATTTATTCCCTGCAATAGCGCAAAAGTTTCTCTAACTCATGTCTATATGTTTTGTTTTTAGTGCTCTGGCAGAATCTGCCAGCTTCACCGATGATAAGCCTGCTTGGCTTTTTATCTTCAATAAGTGCTTGCTTCAACTCACCCTCGAGCCTTTTGAATTCTAATTCAGCAGCTTTCATTTCCCTTTCCTTATAAAATCTACTATATTCCCGTATTGGATGCGGAATAAATCCGCCAACTCCTTAGGTGTTGTCTTGACTAAAAATTCAGGGATGGTTTTAAGATTGCAATAAAATTTACTTGTTAATTCTATTGTGATATCATTTTTAAAATTTTCATTTTCACCCAAGATAATGTTATTGAACGCTATTAATTTAGCGACCAGATCATCATTTTCAAATCCAAACTTCTCAAGGATCTCATGATATTCTATGTTGTTGAGGTGTCTTGTATTTTCCCCATAATTAGCTTCGGTGAAACTTTGTATCTCCTCTCCAAGAGAATCATGCAAATTGTTTACCAGCTCTTCTATTTCAGGGAAGTAATTTACTTCCCTACCATCTTCCTCAAGCTCTATTTCAGGAGCTGGATTGAGATATTCATCTATTATGCGAGGTCTGAGGCAATTTCGGATTGAGTACCAGCGATTTGAAAAAACTGCTGCATATTTATCTACAATTTCCTCCATAGATAAATCAGGTTCCAGCCTCTGCCTATGAGACATGTAAACCACTTCCCACTCATTTCTTAGCTTAAATTCAGCAGCCTTTATTTCCTTTTTCTTGCTCATGACTTATCTCCTTTGATTTTTAATTTAGGACACTTCTCCCTAAGAAGAAGTGTTTCGGATTTTAAATCCTCATCAGCTAAATTTTTTCAGTTTTCATAAGAAATGAAATGAACTGGATCGCAATAGCCTTCACCAACAACTTTCACTTGATATGTTTTATTTTCTATTCTCACCCATTCCCCATCTTTGATTTTTTCTGCATTAATAAATGCATCATGGTCAATAGCGGTTTTTTCGGCTTTCCCAGGATAATTGGCTGATATCATAGTGGCTTCTTTTAATGTGGAGGGATTNTTCTTAGGGAAGTTGTTTACGATATTCTCTTCCCTGCAATAGCCAGGAATTGTAAAAACTGTGATTTTAGCTTCGTGTTTAAATCCTTGAACTCTTATCTGTTGATTGTGAGTTAATGTTAGCATAATATTTCTCCTGATTTATGATTTGTTATAAATTAATTACTTTTAATATAATAATAAAAAACCTAAAAGTAAACAATTATTTTTATTATTTTACAATTAAATTCCAAATACTTTCTCCGAAAATAATAATCAGAATGGAGCATAGTATTATAGCTCCGCAAATTACAAGAGCATCTACCGAATCAAGCTTTTCTTTTCTGTTTTTCATTTCACCTTTCTTCCGAATGAAATTTTTTCATCGCTTATTATTATATTCCTGTATCCTGGTGGATCCTGCAATGTTTCAATAGGGTGGTGAGATTCATGTTTCCCTTTAAGATATTTAATAACACCATTTACCAAGCTCCTTGCAGTTACTATTTTGTGTGGTAGAGATTTAACTATTTCATAAGCTAATCCACTTTTTGCCAAATCATCTTGCTTTACTAAAATATATTTATTCATCTCCAATCTCCTCTCGCCATCCCATAACAAAAATATTGTATCGGAAAGAAATACGCTTCCGCTAAATATCAAACATTAGCGTCGCCATTCAAATTTCACACAATTAACGCCATTTATTTTTAATTTAATAATTGTGAATATTGCCTTTAAAAAGCTTTCCCCTCGATATTTTTCTACATAAGAGTAGTTATTTGTAAATCCATCATATAATTTTAAGAAAGCGTAAACTTCAAAAGTGTTTCCCATTTTTTCGCTAACCTCTTAAGTTGCTTTTTTGTTTTTATACAGCCTTTTAACATTTACATTATTTGCAGCTATCTGTTGTTTTATCGCATCTGGCAAAAGGTTGTCAGTGCTAAATAACTTTGCAGCTACAATCTTTGCCAAAGATTTGTTTTTTGCTCCAACGATTGTAGATATTTTTATTCCCCCGTTCTTGTAAAAGGCTTGGTAATTATTCATACAATTAACCCCGTATCAATTATTCCATTTTTTATATATTTTTCAGCTTCTTGTAAATTTGTTAGTAATATTTTTAAATCCATTCAATCCTCCTCTTTTCATCACCTTTTTGTTGAGGGTCAAAAATTCTTAAAATGGATCTTCTTCACTATTATTATCAAAATCAGTAGCAGCAGAAGCTTTATTCTCATCCTGCTCAAGCAAGCCAAGACCTTTGATCATCACTTTATTTTGCGTGCCATTAAACTTCCCAAAGCCTCGCTCTGTTATATCTCTGGAAAACATGCGCTTGCTAAGGATAAATTTTTCTTTTGCCTCCTCACACCAAGAATAATATCGTAAATATAAATCTTTTAGCTCAACTTGAACTCCTGCATCTTCTATGCAGTTTTCTTCAATAAATGCTCCAACAAAATCCCCTTCCTGTTGATAGTCTTCTGTGGCTTCGGTAACTGTATCAGGTCGTTTTAGTCCTTCCTCTTTATATAATCGCCAGCCCTCCAGCATCCAATTTAAAATGCCACTCATTTCTTTTTTGAAATTCTCCTTCATCACTCTGCTGCTGATCTGCTCTGACTTCGGAATACTTACCTTGAAAGGTATTAGACATATCCTGCGCCAAATTCCCTCATCCCTGTCTATAATGCGTGGCTTGTGATTCCCGTAAATCCATAATTTGTGAGTAGGCTTAAATTCAAAAAATTCCTGATGTAAAAATCTGGCTGAAATAATGTCATCGCCTGTTAAGTCTTTTATCACCTGCTCATTTAATCTCTTGCCACTCGGCAACTCAGCAGCTACCACAAAACGGGCTCCGACAAGTCGTGCTATATCATTGCTTGGACCATCAAACTGTTTCATCAAAAGCATGGATGTTGGTGCTTTCTGGAAATAATCACCTGCCAGCATCCTTAATGTTTCAAAAAAAGTAGACTTCCCGTTGGCTCCTGTGCCATAACAAAAGAATAAAATTTGCTCTTCTATAAATCCGCTGAAGCTGAGGGCTGCTGCTTTTTGTATGAAATGAATCAGCTCCTCGTCATCATCGAAAATTTTTGATAAAAACTGCTCCCACTTAGGACACCTCGCATCTGGATCATAATTTGCTTCACCATGTTTTGTTATCAAATAGCCTTTCTGGTGCTCCTCAAATTTCTGCTCGTCTAAATTATAAGATCCATTCTGGAAATTAATTATATGGTGCATTTGGTCAAACTGATCATTCACAGAGGAGATTTCAATGGCAGTCTTGGATAAAGTTAAGGCTGCATTAAGACGAGCTCCACTTTCACTTGAAATTGCATGTTTTATCATTTTGTCCATGGCTGTTGTGGAATCTAATGCTCTTGCTTCCTCATATATGCTTCTGATGGTTTTTAAGCAAAATCTCTCAGCTTTGCCTGTTAAATCTATCTCCCAGTACTTGCCATTCCATAACAGCCATTTTCCTGATGTGTGATTAAATTTTACTATATCTCCCCATTGATCAACAAATCTTTCTGCATTCCCTGCATCTGTTAAAGGTCTGTTGTGGAATTTTTTTTGCGGAGGAATTTTATTTTGATTTTTTGTTGGTGGCAGCAGCGGAGGATCTTGCGGTGTAAATAAAGGTGCATTTAAAGCTAAACTTTTCAATTCGTTTAGTGTATGATTATTGTCGAACCAATTCGTTACGTCTTGCTTGTTTTTTAATCCAGGAAGCTCTATTATTCTTGTCTCACGAGCTACTGTATGAATTTTCTCAGCTACGGTGTAAATATGAGCTAGTCCAGCTTCGTCATTGTCAGGAATAATACAGACACGAGCATCTTTTAAAACTTTTGTATAATCATTGATCCATTTTTTTGCTCCTAAGGGATTGGTTGTGGCTGGCAACTTCCATTTATTGATTAGTGTATTCGCATCTTTTTCCCCTTCAACAATAAAGATAAATTTATTTTTGCTTATTGCCTGCAATATTGCTGGGAGATTATAAAGTGTCTTTTTTACATTCTTTAAACTCCATGTCCAGCCACCATTTCCATTTGGACACCTTGCGCTGAATCCTTTAGGATCAAACCTTATTGTTTGAAATAATAATTTCCCTTCCGCATCTGTGTAATTGTATTCAGCTACAATTTTTCTTTTAGGCTTTGGCTTCCTGTCTAATCCCAAAGCTTTTATTATATCCTCATATCTACATCCTGCATGGCAGTAAATTAGAATTTTTCCATCCCGAGGAGTTATTGTCATTGATTGCGTTTCATCTTGGTGGCATGGGCATTTTGCTTGGTATGCATCCCCTTGTTTTTTTGCTTCTTTTACTCTTTGAAGAACATCATTTAATTCCATTAAAATTTGCCTTTAGGTTTGCTTGAAGTTGTATCAGGTAAGAATAATTTCTTTTTTTTACTTTCCCATTGTTTTATTGCTTCTTTTTTTAGTGGTGATGTTTCATGAACTGCGACGCAACTTGATAGCAATAATATTATTACTAATAATTTTTTCATGATTATAAGCTTTTTTATGATTTTGAACATCAATATACTATAAAAAACTCTTATATAAAAAAAAAAAATACCCATTTTAAGTAAAAAATAAAAAAAATGTTCAATTTCCAATTTTAAAACTAATTACATTATAAATATATATTTTAGTTAACTTTATTAACTAATTAACTTGTTTTACAGAGAAATAGAAGGTTGATTTTATTAAAAAGATTTTCTTTAGTTAACTTTATTAACTGCGTTTTTTTTGCTTTTTTTGAAGAAATAATAAAGATAGTTAATAAAATACTGAGTATAGTTAATAAAAAACTAACTAGATAACTATACTAAACATGTTTCATTAACTCCTTTAAATCTAATCATAGAAAGACTTTAAGTACTTTTTTATTTTATAAAGTTAATTAAGTTAATTAAATTATATATAATTAGCATAATGTAAAAAAAAAGTGTGTAAAAATGCATATACACAAAAAACCCTTTTCTACGAAATGTAATTAACTTTTTCTTTTTCTTTTTTTTATAAGTATATGTTTTTAATAAACTTAGGTTGTTTTGACTTTATTAACTTTTATTAACTTTTTGCTTTTTTACTCTTTTTTTTGCTTTTTTTTTGCTTTTTTTATGCATTTTTCGCTTTTGGAGGGGGAAGAAAGGTCTGTTCTGCTATTATTATTTTTATTTAATCTTGTAATTTAGTATATTGAGTTAAATACTAATAAATGGAAGGAAAAGACTAAATGAGTGGAAAAGAAATACATCCTTATCTTAAGCAGTTGAAAAAAATGCTTGTAGATAAAACAAAAACCGTTGAGGAGATCGCAATAGAAACAAAAATTTCTGTTGGACATGTTCATCACATAATTCACAAACCTGAACTATACCCGCTATCTCAGAAAATGATAAGCAGGATCGAGGAAAGTGAAATTTGTGAAGCTGCTATTGATTAAAAACATAAGGATCCCAAGTTAATATGGCTGTCAAGAAAAATAGAAACGTTCTTGTGGAAAGAAGAACTCCTGATGAAATAACTCGTGATGAGATCATGATTGCTCAATTATATTTTAAGCACGTGCCATTAACAAAGCTCCCTGCGGAGCTGAAAAAGGCGACTGAAGCAAATTACCAACTTAATACAGTAACAACTAGTAAGATTTTAAATCAGCTCTTGCAAAAATGGAAAGAAGAAAAAGTTGCAAATATTGATGCTCGTAAAAATTTGGAGCTGAAAAAGCTTGATGCTATAGAAGCTGAATACTGGGAAGGCTGGAAAAGAAGTTTAGAGCCGAGAGTTGAAGTAACGGAATCAAACAGTGCAAGAGATGGGATGTCAACAAGGACACGAACATTAGAGCGTGATGGCTCACCAAAATTTCTTGAAGGAGTAGAGCGATGTATTTGGAAACGTTGTACCTTATTAGGATTAATGGATGGCTTGCGCATTGGCTTGAATGGAAACCCATCAGACAGTTATGTTGATATGGATTTATCAGAAATTTACAAAAGGCTAATTGTTGTTGTGAATAATAATCAAAATAATTTAACAATCAACAATCAAGAAAAATGAAAGGAGAAAAGGAATGAGAGATCCAAATCAAAACAGATTAATGCCGAAAAAGTTTTTAGACGCAATTAAGAAAAAGTTTGGTCGTGCATGGGATGAGTTAAATAGATCCCAGATCAGAGAAGTGAGGCATGGTCGCAGATATAATTCCTCAGGAAAACCTAGACTTAGAAAGCCTTTTGAAAAAATGGTTCATCCATTTAAAAATGCTCCTCATATGAAAACTTATTAAATTCTTTAGGAAAATGAAGAATGCGTGATATTCGACCTAAAAAAGGCTGGTGGGCTCCAGGATGGTATTTGAAGAAATGCAGGATATGCGGCAAGGAATTTACTGGGGATAAAAGAGCAGGTTGGTGTTCTGACTGTGCATACAGAGTGATAAAAAAGAAGGGCAAAAAGGAGGATTGAATCATGAGTTTTTTAACCATCAAATATTCATATGAATTGGATAGTTTGCTTGAAGATCTAAACATAAAATCAGTTAAGACTCCAAAAAAAGATGTTGTTGCAGCTATAATTATTTATATATTAATGCTTCTTCCGTTTATAATAATAATTGGAAAGGCTTTGTCATTATGACTCTTGGACAGAAACAAAGAAAACTTACTCGTATGATTGCTTTGTTAATTCAGTATGCTTATGAGACAGGATATGAATTGACATTTGGTGATGCTTATGCAACAGACGGACATATGAAAAACAGTCTGCATTATAAAAGGCTTGCAGTTGATTTGAATTTATTTAAAGATGGAGAATACTTAACAAAAACAGAAGACCATCAACATCTTGGTTATTTCTGGGAGAGTCTTGGTGGTAGTTGGGGAGGAAGATTTAGCAATCCTGATGGAAATCACTATTCATTAGAACATGAAGGAAGGAAATGAAAAACTGGATATACATATTAACTATTATAATAATTTCAGCAAGTGTAGGTTATTTCTTAAGAGCCTCAACCGAAAAGCCTAAAGTAATTTATAAAGAAATTCCTGTCCCCTCACAGGAAGCTGAACCAGATACAGTAACAATGCTGGTCTATGATTATTCCTCCAAAGACACAATAGAAGCTTTGAAGGCAAAAATATCTCGAATGGCATTGCCATTATTAAAACAAACAACAGATATAAAAACATTTATCGATAGCACAAAGTCAATTCAGTATACAAGCCAAAAGACTTTTAAGCTTGATAGATTTAGCTCAGTAAAATTAATTTCCAAGGGCTCAGCTCCTGCTGATTTATTAGGAATTGATTCTGTGAATATAGGCTACAATAAATGGTATCACTCCAAATACAGCAAGCAGAATGGAAAGGAAGCTTTTTTAAATGCTTCAGCAGGATTTATCCTTGGTGTTCTTACTGTTGTGATAATAGATGGAATTTGAGGTTAGCTAAAAAGGAAAATATGCCAGAAGAGAAAATAACAACTTTAGATCTTAATAACATTGGATCATTTGAGGAATTCAAAAAACAATGGCAGGGAATTCCTATGCAAGCGAAGATTGATACAATACATCTGGTTGGTCAATATTCAGCTTTTCGGAAACGTTATAGAGATGACATGGAAGGATTCATTTTAAATTGCATTGAGTGGAATGAGAAGAGAAGTGAATCACCAAGCAAAGATCAATTAGAAATAGCCAGAAATTTCCCAATAAAGAAAAGAGCAAGCATAAGGGCTTTGCATGGTGTAGGGAAAACAGCTCTCGCTGCACTAACTGTTTTATGGTTTTCCTTAACACGTGACATAGATTCAGACTGGAAAGTCATAGTCACAGCAAGTGCATGGAGACAGCTGACAAAATATCTTTATCCTGAAATACATAAGTGGGCGAGGAAATTAAAATGGAACATGATAGGACGAAAGCCTTTCAACAATCATGAGCTATTAACTTTGAATCTTAATTTATCAACTGGACAAGCCTCAGCAGTAGCATCAGACAATCATGAATACATAGAGGGTGCTCACGCTGATTCTATTCTAGTTGTTTTTGATGAGGCAAAAGCCATCCCAGAAGAAACATGGGATGCACTTGAAGGTGCATTCTCAACTGCTGGCTTAGATACTGAAGACCATCGTGAAGCTTTAGTTCTTAGCATCAGCACACCAGGAGCTCCTGAGGGAAGATTTTTTGATATCCAAAGCAAGAAACCATCCTATTCGGATTGGTGGACATATCATATTTCCCTAAAAGATGCAATAGAACAGAAACGAGTTTCTTCTGAGTGGGCAGAAAATAGAAAAAAACAATGGGGTGAAAATTCATCTTTATACCAGAACAGAGTTTTGGGAGAATTTGCACAAGATGAAGAGGACTCAATAATTCCTCTCGCATGGATTGAAGCTGCTGTTAATCGCTGGAGTCGTGCAGGTGTTAGATCAATGAAAGCGGATCAGATAGGAGCAGATCCTGCAAGGATGGGTGGTGATAAATTTTGCTGTGCTTTTAGATCAGATAAAACAATAACACAGATGAAGCGATGGGGAAAAACAGATCTCATGTCAAGTGTTGGTAAATTAATGAGATTCACCACTGCAAATAAATCAATTAAAATTATTGTTGATGTGATAGGAGTGGGAGCTGGAGTATATGACCGCTTGAAAGAGCAAGGGAGAAAAGTTTATGCTTTCAATGCAGCCTCAAAAACAAAGAAACGAGACAGGAGCAAGCAATTAGAATTTCTAAATAAGCGAGCAGCAAGCTGGTGGATGATGCGAGAAATATTTGAGGAAGGGGAAATTGCGATCCCAGATGATGAATTGCTTGTTGGGGATTTGGCTTCTGTGAAATGGGAATCAACATCATCAGGGAAAATAAAAGTAGAAAGTAAAGATGATATTCACAAAAGATTAGGCAGATCTACTGATTCAGCGGATTCTGTCATCATGGCTTTTTGGAAAGAGCGTGAACCTGGAATCAGCATTTAAAAAAAAGGAGAGAAGGATGAAATTTTTACCATGGAATAAAGACAAATGGAACAGTGAACAGGGAAGTTTTATAAAGTATGATAAAGTAGAGCATATGCTTTTGGGATTTATAGGCTTATCAGCTACTCTTTTTATTGGAGGAAGATTATGGCTGAATTTATTAATGTGGATTGTAATCGGTATTTCATGGGAGATGAAAGATGGATTATTCACTTATGATGGCACTCATATTCAGGGATTTAGCTGGAAGGATTTAATAGCAGATTGTTTCGGTTTTATTGCAGCAATTATAATTTACTCAATTTATAATAATTTATTTAGGGGATGAAAAATGTATTTGAGAATAGTATTATTTTTTTATTTGTTGATGGGATTGGCATTTTGTCAAACTACATCAACCACAACAACAGGATTTAATAGTGATTATGAGAAATATGAAATATTAATCAGAAGCATCGAGATGGATTCTTCACTGATCCAGTTTGATGGATATTTTGAGATTGGTGATTCTGTTGGGCTTTCCTTTAGTCATGATGGAGTAGCTTTAAATGATTCATGGCTTGTATTTGATTCAGCCAAAGACATTTCAGCTTTCATTATTAACACTCCTCAGATATGGAGCAGCGATGGCCGAGCTCGTGCAGTAGTTCCTGTTGTGATTCCCAAAGGAAGCTGGCAGCTTAGAATAAGAACAGTAGGCTGGTCACATATAAATTGGGGAGTTTCTCGATTTAGTGATTTTTCAGATAGGATTGATATTTATATCAAAGAAGTTGTTCCTAATCAGCCAGCAAGGATATATTTGATATTACAGTGAAGTTTATTTTTATTATGTTGTTTTTTTTAGTATATTATACCTTATTAAAATACTAACTTAATAATTTTACTTTCTGAGGAGGTAGATTAAGATGGCGTGAAAATCGCTTGCGTTTTTTGGCTTAGATCAGGATTGAGTCCCTGTTTTAAGCTTGGTTTGTTTTTGATAAAGGTTTTCTCTGTCGTCTAATGGGAAGATGCCACTCTGTCGGAGTGGAGAATGCAGGTTCGAGTCCTGCCAGAGGAGCAAAGAAATTGGACAGGAAAGTAATTGGCTAAAAAGAATTTAAGACTGATCACCATTTCATTTGTATGTAGGAATTGCCACTCAGTGAATGTAATAAATGTATATTCAAAAGAGAAAGAAACTGCAATAGCTTGCTTCGGTTGTGATCAAGTGTATGGAATTAATTTACAAATGACAATTAAGAAAATGAAATCATAAAACCAAATCCCAAGGAGGATAGAATCATGAAGCGTGAAATAAATTTAAAAATAGAGCTCAAGCCTTTGCTCATTACCACTGTCATCGAAACAACAAGTGATTTAGTGGACTATCTGGAAACACAAGAATTAGATTTAGAGACTTTGGAGAATCTTTTAAAAGATCACAGAATTTCTTTTTTAAAAAAGGCTGGATTCGTAGAAGGAAAAGATTTTGATATGAAATCTTCTGATAAATCTATTGAGGTTTTTTCTGTTGATGAATATAAGAAAGGAATATTCAATGCAATGATTAGTGAAAGTAAAAGATTATATTTTCCTGCTGGCATAGATAATTTAGCAATCAAGGATGAAATTATCAGAAACATAGAAAGAGCTTTAGAATAGAGTGAGTGAGATTAAAATATCAATTCTTATTATAGGAACTATTTTATATTTCCCCCTGTCTGCGCTCTGCCATGTATTGCATGAATTTCCTCATATCTGGAAGGATAAGAATCGTTTTAAAATTCATGCAAACAAAATGGTGGATGGATTCCAGCCCAAGAGAAAATAGAACTTGGTGGAATGTTATTTTTGCAGATGCATATCATTTCTTTAATAATTTTCCTGATATGTATTTGGTTGTTTTATTATCAGCAACTTTATCTTGGTGGCTCTTGTTGCTATGGATCCAGAAAGGAATATTGCATTTCTTGTTTGAATTAATGTTCATAGACAAGAGTAAGGAAAAATTAAAATAATTTTTATTATTGATTTTTATTTAGTATATTACCATTGTTTAAAAAAAAGCTGATTGATTAAAAGTATAAAGGATAAATTAATTTACATAGCTGAAAAGGCTTTGTTTTAGTTTATCCTTTTTTGTTTTACAAAAACCTTTGGAGTTTGCAGGAATGAATTTAATAGCGATAATTATTTCCATAATGGTGTATTTGATATGGTTTATATTTTCAGGATTTTCAATAGTATACTGGATGACAACACCCAGAGAAACGATATTGAAAATAGAAGACAAAACAAAGAGATTCCTTTATTGGTATGGATTTTCCTTTTCAATAGCTATCTCGGCCATATGTATTCTTTCTTTTGTTATTTTCTTAGCACTACAACTTCATCAAGGATTTTAAATGCTTAATTTCATCAGCCAGATTAATAAAGTGCATACAGGACATGGAGAAAAAAAGAAAGCAATTTCTTTTATTGATTCATCTGGTGGAGCAGCAGGAATAGAATCTTATGGTGATCAAGAAACATTGAATCAAGTTTATGAAAATATTGAAACAGTTTATAGATGTGTTTTTATGGCTGCAAACAACATTGCATCCCTGCCTAAAAAAGTCTTCAGAAAAAATAATGAAGGCGATGATGTTGATGTAACCGATTTGTTCCCATTAATTAATAATCCTAATGATCAGCAAACTGAAAGAGATTTCTGGATTGAAGCAATTTCAAGGAATGGATTACAGGGTGAGATCTTTTGGGAAATGTTGTTAGGAAGATCAGGAATTCCAGAAGCTTTATTTGCTGATTGGCGTTCGGAAGAAGTCTCCATCAAAACAAAAGATCAAATGATTATAGGATATAAAAGAGTTGTCAATGGAAAGCCTATTTTATTTGACCCTGAAGAAGTTTTATATATCCACAATTTCAATCCATATCAAAAATTTAGAGGACTAAGTCCTTTGAGGTCTGCACGACATTCTGTTCAGTTAGATTTAGAAGCTGTTTCTTTTAACAAAAAATTCTTTAAGCAGGGGATGAAAATAAATGGGATCCTGCAAACTGAACAGGAATTAGATTCTGAACCAGCTGAAAGGCTAAGAAAAGAATTTGAAAAGATTTATTCTGGTGTTGATAACATGCACAAAACAGCAGTTCTTCACAGCGGACTATCCTTCACAGCTCTTAATGATATGTCAATGAGTGATGCTCAGTTTATGGAATTGAGAACTATGAACAGGGAAAATATTGCCATGGCATATGGCACACCACTTGAAGTTTTAGGAATTGGCAAGGCTACGTTTGAGAATGAAAAATATGCTCGTCGTAAATATTGGACAGAAACTTTAATCCCTGAAGCAAACAGAATTGCGAATGCAGTAACTAAATTTCTCATCCCACGATTGATTCCAGCAGCAGCTCCAAATACTTATGAATTTAGATTTATTACAAAAGATGTTGAGGCTTTAAAAGAAGACAGATCTCAGAAAGTAACAGACTACCAAATAGGATTATCACAAAGAGCACTAACACCAAATGAAATGAGGGTTGATGTTTTTGGCAAGCCACCATTTGAAGATGAGACATTTAATGAGCCTGTTGCAGAAGCTCAAGGAAATAACAACATAGCTGATCCAAATAAACATATTTGCGACGATGGAATATCGCAAAAAAAAAAGTACTATTAGATCTCAATCCTGAATTAACAGAGATTTGGGAAAAACAAATAAAAGAAATTGCACCACTTGAGGATGATTTTGAAAAGATGATGGAAAGATTCTTTACTAAACAAAAAAATGAAGTTGTAAGAAACATTAAGCTTGAGGAGAAATCCTTAGCTGAAAAGCTTGCAATTAATTTAATTTCTCATGGAAAAATCCACCTGCAAGCTGAAGGTGTCATTTTTGATATTAACAAATGGGAGCAGGAATTGATAGAATCATCCTCACCGCTCTTAAAGGAAACAATTCGCCAGACAGCTCAAGATGTGGTGTCTGAATTTTCCACAGGTGCAATTGATATGTCAATGCCAAGTGTAAGAAATGAAATCGGAAGGCGAGCTGCTCAGATGAGCACTTTTGTGAATGGCACAACCAATAAGGAAATAAAAAGCCTTTTAGAAGATGCTGAGGCTCGCAGATTATCCATCAGCCAAAAAGCAGATTTAATTGGTAAAAAGTTTGATGAAATTTCTCCAGCCCGAGCCAAAACTATTGCAAGGACAGAAACGATGGGTGCAGCTAATCATGGAACACTTGAAGGAATAAGACAAGCAAAAGTTGATGGCAAGCAATGGATTACAAGCAGGGATGAGCGAGTGAGATTTGATCACTTGATTGATGGGCAGATAAAAAAAGTTGATGAAGACTTTGTTTTGAATAACGGATCTCAAGTTCCTTATCCTATGGCGATAAATGAAAGATGTGTTTTGAGTCCTCACAAAGTTAATGTTGAGCAGGAAATAAATAAGCCTACTCAGGCATCTAATCCACCTTCTCTGCTTAATAAGCCAACAACAAAATTTAGAGAATTTACCGATTTTCCATCTATGAAAGCTTTAAATAAATCCAAGGGGATTGAATGGTCTAATTCTATCGAAGGTGATACAGCAATGCGGGATTCTTTTACGTGGTACAAAAGATCAGGCTATAAAGATATAAATTCTCAGCTAAGAACAGCTTGGACAGATGCAAGAGATGATATTTTAAATATGGACAGAGATTTTAATATTAATATTAATCAAGATATAAAACTTTTCAGAGGAGTAAGACCAGGCAATACGGGTGAAATATTTAGAAGCATAGAAGATGGAACAATAGTTGGAACGAATATAGGGGATCTTGGCTTTTCATCAACAACTTTAAGTAGAGAGTTTTCAGAAGCTTGGCTTAGAACAGGTCCTGGTGGAGTAGTTGAAGAAGGTTTGATTTTTGAAATAAATACTCCTGCTGCAACTCCAGTCGCTTTCTTAGATGAAGGTGTGGGCACTGGTCTTAGGGAGTATGAAGTTCTTTTGAAAAGGGGATCAAAATTTAAAGTTAAAAAAGCTTGGATTGATGATTTGGATGTTGGTCATTTGGAATTGGATTTAATTCCATAAAAAAATAAAGGAAAAGAAATTTTGCCTATACCGATGGAAAGAAAAGATGCATTTGTAGTAAGAGCGAAGGATCTGATTTGGTCTCCTTGCATTAGTTGTAAATGGAAGCATATTAATTCCAATACATGCGATGCTTTTCCTACTGAAATTCCAAAAGAAATTTTATCAAATGAAAATAATCATCGTGAGCCATTTATAGGTGATAATGGAATCCAATATAAAAAGAAATAAAACTTTAACCAACAAAAAGGAATAGCACAAAATGTCAATAAAGATAGCAACAGTTGATACAAAGGGAATAAAAGCCAGCAAGGATGGTGTGATTCCATTTGTTTTAACTACAAAATCGATTGACAGAGATTCGGAAGTCATATTGCCAATGGGAGCAATCGTAGACTCGTTCAAACAGAATCCTGTTTTTGTATGGGTGCACGATATCAAAGAAAAAGCACCGATAGGCAAGTTATTAGTAGATACATTTAATATCAAAGAAGATAGTTTCACTTCTGATGTTGAATTTGATATCACTAAAAATGACAGCGGAGAATTTAATGATCCTTTTGCTGCGATGATATACAGTAAATATCTTAATGGATTTCTAAATGCTGGATCCATTAGATTTAGACCAAAAGAAATTGGTGATCCGATACTTCCTGGACAAAAAGGAATAACAGTAAAAACATGGGAGTTATTAGAATTCTCAGCGGTTCCTGTTCCTGCTAACCCTGAGGCATTGGCACAAAAAGTCAAATCAATCCAGACTGATGAAGAAACTTTAGAAATAGAAAAACAATTAATGGGTGAAATCTCAAAATATGTTTCATCTGAGGATTGGCTGAAAGAGATGGAAGAATTCCAGCCATCAACAATTGTTAAGGAGCTTGAGATTAAAGAAAGTAAATCTTTTGCAATAATTAATGAATACAAAAAAGATGTAGCTGAAGATGCTGTTATTTTAGAGTGTCCTGACATGACAGAAATTTCTCATCCTCATGCAGGGAAATCTGTTGTGATGAAGGAAATTATTTTTGTTCCTCCCGTTATACAAGAAGACAATGCTACATATTTCATCAGCCAATGGAAAGACATTAAGTCTGATGAAGAAATTTTAAAGAAATATTTTTCCGATGAATGTAAGCTATCAGAGGAAATTGCCTCATTAACAAAAGCTGAGAAGACAGAAATAGAAAATCAAATCATCCTTATATGGATTTGATGACTTCATGGTTGATGGAGCTTTCACACTAAAGACAATTTCGGATTTCACTGATGTAGTTAAGGATAGTGCAGGAATAATTTCTGAAACAATACCAGAAGAAATAGATTTTAAAACTGCTGCTGAAAATATGGTTAAATTACTAACAGACAATGAAGAATTCAGCGAAGAAATTAGAAAAGAAAAATATGATCAACTTTGCAAAGCCTATATCAGAGAGGGGAAAAAAGCTCCAGAATATCGCAAAGGTGATTTCAAAAACCTAAATGATCCCGAAGAGGACTTAAAAGACGATCAATCGTCGAAAGATAAAGCACTAATCATGGCAGTTGCTGAGGAAGTAGCAAGACAGCAATTGCTGAACATATAATCCATATCAGGAGTGAATAAATAATGGAACACACAGATCAATTCATTAAAGACAATGAGGATTTAATAAAATCTCTCGGGAAAAAATTAGCGGATGATATCAAAGCCGCAAAAGAAGATGGTAATGAAACACCACCAGCTGAGTTACAGCTGAAGATGGAGCGCATGGTTGCTGACCAAATGAAAGCTCAAAACATAGTTGCACCTGCAAGACGGAAAGGTCAGTTTGATGAAGAGTATGCCAAGTCTGCATTATTTAATGATGATAATGAGGAAAAGGCTATAAAACAGATTGAGACAATGTCTCTTAAAAATCGTCTTCATCACCAAGAAACAAAAATGCTTTCTGCTGAAAGTCATTTAGAAACAAGACACGGGAAAAGCCTTTCTGATAAAATAGAAACATTCAAACGATTAAATGATGATGCTCATTTAATTTCTACTATGCTGCATTTGGCTCAGGCTAAAAACAATGCTCATGGAAATTATATGGATATTTATCGTGGGACGGATGCTTATAAGGATGTTCACAGAATGCTTGCACAAGATTCTGAATTAAGAAAAGCAATGGCAGTTGCCAATTCTGGGCAGGGTGCAGAATGGATCCCAACAGGATTCAGCTCACAAGTGTTAAAAACTATTGAGTTAAATCTTCAGGTTTCTGCTTTGTTTCCACAAATTGCACTACCTACTAATCCGTATAAATTACCAGTACAAATCTCAAATGCTACAGGATATTTAATTCCTGAAAATACAGCGGATGAGGGAACCAAGCATAAAGCTTCAACTGCTGGAACAAGCTCTCCATCTTTTAATGCTATTAAATTAGCAGGGCGAACAACTTTTTCTGAAGAAATTTCAGAAGATTCTATTGTTAATGTTCGTGATTTTACGATGCAAGAGTTGGCAAAAGCAATAGCAAGAGCGGAGGAAACTGCCATAATTAATGGTGATGCTGGAACAGCTGCTGCTCATCAAGACAATCAGACTGCTGATTTATTCACAGACTCTAAGGATGCAAGGCTTGCTTTTAATGGTTTAAGATATTTTGCATTAAATAATGCAGGAACATCTACAAAATCATTTTCAGCAGCTGACCCTTCAGATGCTTTGATGGGTGCAGTAAGATTACTTGCTGGGAAATACGGAGTTCATCCTTCAGACAATGCTTGGGTGGTTGGTGTAAATACTTATCTCAAGATGCTTTACAATTTGACTAATGTAACAACTCTTGAAAAGTATGGTCCGCAAGCTACTGTATTAGCAGGAGAACTTTTCAGATATATGAATATTCCTGTTATTGTAAGTGAGTATTTATTTGAAAACATCAATGCTTCAGGTGTTTATGATGGAGCTACAACAAATCTAACTTCACTCCTATTGGTAAATCGTCCAAGTTTTATCAAGGGAACACGAGGTGGAGTAACTTTAAATTCTGATCTTAATATCGAAACTGATCAAATTGTTTTAGTTGCCAAGCGTAGGATGGATTTTGTAGATCCTTATGATGCCACACTTGCTGCAAACAGACAATGTGTTGGTGGTATTAATATCAAAACTGCATAAGCAGAAAGGAAAAATAGACTATGAGTAATTTATCAAAAACCCCCGTTTCACTTGGATCTATAGATACAGCCTTTGGGTGGGATGCTCCTGGAACAGGTGTAGGTCTTAGGGATGTAGTTAATCAATTACAAGGATTACAAATTGGCAAAGCTCAAGGAGCAGCGCAATCAACAGCCGTTTCTCTTGAAAGAGCTGGTGGTGCAACAGGTGCAAGTAGAATTGGCACTGGAGATGTAATTCTTGCAGCTATACAATTTATCTCAGCTGCTGGATCTGGATTTGACAGATTGTCTTTGCGGAATGATGTTAAAGTTCCGAGTGAAGGCAATGTTGCTTTTTCAGCTGCAGCAACAACAGGATCACAAATTGTGGTTTTCTGGTATGATGCGGATGGTTATTCTGCAAGCTAAGGGATGAAATAATTCTCTCGAAAGGATCAATAAGTATCCTTTCGGGTGAGTTTTTCACAAAAGGAATAAATGAAGATATCCAGATTGACCGATGAATCGGCAGCACAGAAATTTGATCCCATAGGAAGAGGAATTTGTGCCAAAGGAAATTTTATTGTATCAAAGGCTAAAGGAAATATTGTCATAGATATTGAAGCAGTTGATGGGAAATATGCTGTAAGAGTTGCAGATATAATTGATGAAATAATTAATAAAACAAATCCCAAGGAGGATGAATGAAGATCTCACTTTGCATGATATTGAAGAATGAGGGGAAAACGATTCGCAGAGCGATTGAATCTGTCTTACCTGTTATAGATGAAATTGTTATTGGAATTGATAAATCTACAACAGACAATACAAAAAAAGAGATCGGGAAAATAAATATTTCTGATGTTGAATTTTCTTTAGATAATTATGAATTTAAGGATGATTTCGCATCTGCAAGAAATAAATTTATTGAAAAGTGCAGCGGAGACTATGTTCTCATATTAGATGGACACGAGTATATGACAGAGAAATCTTTAAGCTATCTTCAGGAATTCAAAGATAGAAATTTAATGAATCTTGATGTTATAGATTTCAACATTCATATGGATGAAACTGCTGTATTCCAGCAATCGAGATTATTCAAGCCTTTTGTTAAATATGAGTTTGCAATACATAACACTATAACACATTTGGATAATCGTGTTGCCATGCCTCAGATTTCTATCATTCACGACCAGCCTTTTGAAAGATACCAAGCAAGGAAAAAACAAAGATCAGAAATGAATATTGAAGGATTAGAAAAGAAGAATGATCCAAGATCCCTTTTTTATTTAGCGACACAATATTATGAGCTCGGTCAATATCTAAAAGCAATGGCTGCTTTTGAAGATTATTTAGAGGTGACTGATTTTGAATCAGAAGCCTATCAAGCAAGATTATATCTTTCAACTTGTTATAAAGAATTAGGAAATAGCAAGAAAAGAATGTCTGTTCTGATGGATTGCTTTGATGATAATGTTCCACGAAATGAACATTTGATAGCGATAGGAAATATTCATTTTGAGAATAAAAAATTCAATCAAGCAAAATATTATTACAGATTAGCAACAGCCGTTAAATTGCCACAAAGATTTTTGATAATTGATATTAATCATTATAGACATATTCCGTGGTATAAATTAATGCTAACTTGCATGGAACTTGATGATGTTGAAGGAACTATGGAGGCAATTAGGAAAGGAAAAACTTTTGTTCCAATTATTCCTGATTTTTTTATTGCTGAGGAAAATGTAAAGAAGAAAGTATTTTCTAAAATAAAACAAAAGAAAGGAAGCATTTATGTTGTTGATAGTCTGCAAACGTTTATTAAGCCTTTGCTGAATAAATTATCTGAGGATTATTACATCAGAATTGACCAGACATTCAATCAAGATAATGCAGACCAAGCGGATTTAATATGGTGTGATTGGGCGGATGAAAATGCTATTGCGCTGAGTAATTACAAAGGCAAGGCAAAGAAAATTTTAAGAGTCCACTCGTATGAAGTTTATTCAGATTATATTAAGAATATAGATTTCCAAGTTTTTGATAAGGTGATTTTTGTTGCACAACATGTTCAGGATTATTTAGAAAATGAGCGAGGTGCGGAGCTGATTAATACAACAGTAATTCCCAACGGAGTGAATTTAGATAAGTTTGAAATCTCGCACGAGAAAGAAAGAATGACAAAGAGGAAAAGAAACAAAGTTGCTTTTGCTGGTAGATTATGTCAAACAAAAGGAATACAGCTTATTTTAGATGCTGCAAAAAGAAATCCAATGTTTGAATATCATATTGCTGGAACATTTCAGGAAAAAGATTTGGAGTATTATTGCAAAAACAACTCATCCAAAAATGTTTTCTGGTATTCTTGGCAGAAAGATTTGAATAAATTTTATGCTGATAAGACTTATATTATTTCCGCAAGCATCAGAGAAGGTTGTCCTGTTGCTTTGCTTGAAGGAATGGCGTGTGGATTAAAGCCAATATTTGAATCTACATGGGTGGGATATGACAGCTTTTCTTCTGGCAGTGATGATTATTTCGCCAACAGAGAAATAGTAGAAAAGAATTTTAATGAAATAGATCAATTGAATAAATTTGATAAAACAATCAAGGAGATTTTAGCATGAAATTAGAATATAGAGAATCAAGAACTTTAAAAGGTGGGCTTGCTTATTCAGATGAATTAACTTGTCTGCCAGGAAATGTATATGACTTCTCAAAGGAAGAGGCTGAAATTGCCTTGAGAGATTTTCCAAATAATTTCTTTCCCGTTGCAACAAAAGCTAAAGAAAAGAAAGCTACTGAGGTGAAAAAAGAAGAAGGTTTAAAGCCGCCTGAAGCTAAAAAAAATTCCAAGCAGAGGGGAACAAAAAATAAAATGTATGCCAATAAAGAAGGAGATAAATAATATGAAAAAGATATTCTTATTTATAATTTTATTTGCTGCAATTTCTTTCAGCCAAACATGGAAAGAAACATTTGATATTTGGAATGATTTTGGACATACCACAGAGACAGATTCTATTTATTTTGATACTTCGCTTGATCAAATAGTTATTTGGGGTGATGATGTGGTTCATATTTTCATTCCTGTTAATGATTCAAAAGGTGCTTTGAGAATTTGGGGAATTGTTACTCATGAATTGGGGACACTTCCTGATGGTGTAACTTTCCACATTGCTGCTCATAGCGGAACACCCGATGCTATAAAAACAGGATACACTCCGGAATATTTCTTGATGGAGACTGAAGTTTTAGCTACAACAGGAGCCACGAGCCAATTTAGCCTTTGGCCAATGTCGAATGCCACATTAAGGGAAAGTCAATCCGAATATATGGATTTAAAAATTACAGGCAACAATAATAATAAACGATCCTTCTATATAAAAATTGAATGGATGGAAGAATAAAATGAAAAAGATTATTTATTTGGTATTGTTTTTTGCATTAATAAGCCAAGCACAATTCCAGCAATATAATGTTTTTTTACAGTATCAAAATTATGATCTGAATGGTGGAGATCCCTTTATTCCATTAGCAGGGCTTGCATTTCTACATAACCCAGGTGCACAGATGATTACAAGTGCTGAAGGTAATCCTACCAACACACCTTATTACCCTGCTCTCACCTATGGAAGCAATTTAGTAACCAATGGTGATTTCCATGACTTTACTTTTGATGATATAGATGTTGAACCAACAGTTAAAGGTCATTGGATATTTAGTAATAGTTATGATGTGGCAGAAGGTGGTAGTGCTTACATAGGTCAAGATTGGAGTGGAGGAGTTCCGAGTTTTGGAAGT